GAAGATCCTCGTCAACGCCTGCAGCGATGCGGCTGGCGATGGCGCAACGGCGATTCCGTTTGATCTCTTCTTGCAGGAGACGGCCGGCAATGTCAACGACGTATTGTCGACGCGGACGCCGGTTGACGATGAGGGCTATACGCCGTCGGCAAACAAGAACATCTTCTACGTCATCGAGCTTGACGCGGATGCGCTGCCTGCCGGGTCGTCCTTCGTGCAACTCGAAGTCACCAACGGCGCCAATGCCAACTTCGCCTCGGCCGTGGCCGTGCTCTCCGGTGGCCGGTTTGTGGGTGATCAGTCGCAGACGGCCACGTCCTAAGCGTGCTGTTGCTGGTTGAGAGGTCGGGCATGCCCGGCCTCTTTCTTTTTGAGGGGCGCGCATGAGCGAGGCGGTTGTTGTTGTCAAACCACCGGCGGCATTGCCGGTTTCGGTTTCGGATTTTATCGGGTTCTGCGGGTTCTCAGTCTATACCGACACGACCCTGGCAGCGCAGCAGCAGGCGCAAATGTCGGGCCTGATTGCAGCAGCAACGAATGACTGTGAACGATGGTGCAGAAGTGCTTTTTTGACGCGAACGTTGTTCGCACGCTTGGATTGCTTTCCTGGCCACAGCCCTCTCTATGAGCGCAATGGCTTTGCCGCGATTCTTCTGTCGGAGCCGCCGTTTCAAGCGATCGAGTACTTTCGTTATGTCGACACGACAGGATGTGTGCAGGATCTGCCGCTTGACGTGAGCTACGGCACAGCCTACCAACCACAGATGTACGGCTACCAGCTCGAGCGTGGGGCGGGTAGCGTGCCGGCCAGCCTTGTGCCGCCCTGGGCGCGCCCGTGGCCGCCAGTGCGTCTCGTACCTGGCTGTGTCATGGTGCAATATCGCGCTGGTTATGGAGGCCCGGCGACAGTGTCGATCGGCAGTGGATCTACAAAGCTCAGCGCACCTGGCTTTACCTTCTTTCAGGCCGATGCGCCGCTGCTGACTGGCGACACAGGGCTTCCCGTGCGCATTCCTGGGGCCGGTGAGGCCGGTGCTGACCTGGTTACGACGGTTGCCTCGGTTGACACCGATGGAAACGCTACGCTGGCCGATACAGCCGCGACGGCGGTCGACAGCGTGCAGGCGTGGATCGGCAAAGAAATTCCCGGGCCAATCCTGCTCGCGATCAAATTTCAGGCGCAGTTTTATTACGAACAGCCGGCGATCGTCGATCAGCCGCTTCCGCGTGTGGTGACGGCGCTCCTTAGCTCTTATCGCAACTTAGTGAGCTGATGCCGCCAGGGAGAAATATGTTCAATCCGCTCTATATAAACCCTGGCGAACTCCGAAACCAGATCGCCATCCAGACCAAAAGTCAGAATGACCGCGACGGCTACGGCCAGCTCGTTGAAACGTGGGTCACTATTCTGACAACACGCGCCAAGATCGAAAGCACCACTGGAGCGAGCTACAAAGACACGTTTGCGCAGAATGCGCGCGTCAATCAGTCGACCAAGTTGATCACGATTCGTTATCCGGGCAGTAATGTCGTCATTCAGGCTGGACAGCGAATCGTGCACGGCAATGACATCTATACCGTCCAGGATGTGGATAACGTTCTGGAGCGCAATCGCAAGCTGCGTATCGCGGCGATGCAGATACAGGACACGAGTGTCTAATGCCCCAATCAGATGACATTGAAGTTACCGTATCCGGGCTTGATGAGCTTGGCGAGCAGCTCGAGCAACTGGATCTGGCTTTGCAAAAGCGCATACTGTTCGCGTCGTTGAAAAGCGCGGGGGAAGTATTTCTCGCACCGATGAAGGAGCGTTGCCCGGTTTCAGTAGACGCCGTGGCTGAGTCGACGAATACGACTCGCCTTGTGCAAGGTGCTCTGCGCCGAGATTTGAAGGTCAGAGCGAAGGCAGATAGAGCCGCTCCAACGGTCTATGTGGGGCCCGGGAAAGATACCTTTCATGTTGCTCGCTGGATTGAGAATGGATTCGACCTGACGACGCATGGCCGTAAGCGTCAACGGCGCGTAATCCGGCATATCAAGGCCACTCCATTTATCCGGCCTGCGTTCGATGCGAATACAGAAAAAGCTGTTGAGGCCTTTGCTAATGCGCTTAATGATGGCCTGCAGGCGGAACTCGGCGGGAAGTTTACGCCAGTGGAAGGTGCGGCATGATTCAGGGCCTCATGGCAAAACTGGAAGCAGATGATGCCGTGCGGGACGCGCTGCCGGGCGGCATCTATCCAGTGCTGCTCCCTCAGGATGCCGTGTATCCGTGTGTCACGTATCAGGTCATTTCTGATGTTCCTGATTACGAGCTCGGCCGTAAGGCGCGTGATGAAACTTGCAGATTGCAGATGGATGTGCGAAGCAATACTACGTATGCGGCCGCTGATACTGGGGTGCGAGCGATTCGTAATTGCCTTGAGTCCTTTACTGGCGACCTGCTGGACGGTACGTCTATTTCGGATATTCGAGTTGAAGATGTGACGGACTACTACGACGCGGCCAATCTTGCGTTTCGCAAACAAGTCGATTTCATCATCGATTTCACCTTTTAACAACCTCTTCAAACAACCTCCAGTGGGCATGCGCCGCACAGGAAGGGAGAACCTATGTCTGATTTGACGCCGATTCTAGGCAAAAAGTCGACCCTGTCAGTTGGTGCTGGGACGACAGTGATTAACGGGATCAAACATATTGCCCATAGCGGTAATAAGGTCGACACGGAAGATGTTTCCGAACTCAACGATGAAACGATTGATCGCGAGTTTATGGGGACGCTGCGTGACAACGGATCGATCAGCATTGATGGCAACTATTATCCGTCCGATGCGGGCCAGCAGCAGGTTGCAGCGGCGTATGGCGCGGCATCTTCGGTAAGGGTTCCTTTTGTCGTGACATACCCGGATGGATCGGCGGATAAGTTCGTCGGAATCGTGACGAGCTGGAGCACTGATTTGCAGAACGACAAATATATCCAGTTCAAGGCCGAAATCAAGATTTCCGGCGCAATCACTTCTACCTCTTCTGCTTCGACGACCTCTACTACGACAACCACTACGGCCGCTGCGTAATCGCGGTGTGAATCGAACGGGGCGAGGCTAACCTTGCCCCATTAAGGGAAAACGCACATGAAAACCAGTAAAAATACAGTGGCTGGAATCCCCGGGGCTGACCCCACGCTGCCGAATGCGCCTCTGGCTTTGGATGGCAAAACATATCACCTCTGCTATGACTTCAACGCGATCATCGCGTATGAAGAAAAGAGCGGCGAAAACATTTTGGTGGCCTTTGAACCGGACAACATGACTCCCACTAAGATGCGTCAGTTGCTCTGGGCCGGACTGCTTAGGGAGAATCCGGAGATCACCCTTGAGCAGACGGGAGCTTTGGCTGGCTACGTCGACATGGCTCGCATTTCGAATGCGATAGTTTCGGCGCTCCTTGGAAGCAGGCCAGATCCTGAAGAACCAAAAAACGCCGAGGGCGCGACGGAAAGCGATTAACGTCGCGCGAACTTTGGATGCATCTGTGGTCAGTCGCGCGGTATGATCTGCAACTCTCCGACGATGCATTTTATGCGATGACGCCGCGGCAGTTCCATGCCTTGCTTGCTCGTAACAAGGAAGAGCGTCTGCATAGAGAGCTGCTGGTTGGTATTGCAACCTCTTCGATTGTCAATCATTCATTCTGTTCCCCGAAAAAGCCTCATGCACCGAAGGTGTACATGCCTTCCTTGGTAGAGGATGACGGATCTCGGTCTGCATCTAAGCCGAAGCGAGTCAGCTTGAATAGGCAGTTCAACGTACTATTTGGGGCTCTCGCTCCTTACAGGAAACCATGCCAAAACTAGCCATTGAAATCACGGCCAACAGTTCCTCGTACACGCAGGCGACGGAACAAGTGCGACGCGAGTCAAAGCGCATGGTGGCTCAGATCCGCGAGGATGCGACGGAGGCTCGTCACGGTCTCCACCTCGTCACGGAAGAGATCGGCATTGAGATGCCCCGGGCACTGCAGGGATGGATCGCTAAAGTGCCGGCAGTGCGTGAGGCGATGAGCGCAGCCTTTAACACTATTGCGGTGTTGGCCCTGATCAATGTCTTGGTCGAGGCCGGCCGCAAGGTTGCGGAGTTTGTCGAAAAGCAGCGAGAAGCTGCAGAGAAGAATCAGGAGGCCTGGGCAAAGATCACGCAGAGCGTCAACCAGGGCAATGATGCTTTGCAGGTGGCAAACGACAGGTTGGTACTGTCGATTGCCAAGTTTGAAAAGAAACCGACCAACGGCCTGAAGCTCGCGATCGATGAGGCAATTCAGAGTGCCAATCAACTTGGCGTGAAGCTCAACGAGGACATCGCTAAAATCGGCCAGGTGCTCAAAGGGCAACAGGTCGGCGTTATGGGGCGCCTCCTGGGCAGTGCGCGAACGGATGACCTGACCGGGCACGCTCATAACCTCAGTACACGGCTCGAGGGGATCGATGAAGAGGGTCGTGAGAAGCTCGAGGGCTTACGGACGAGGAAAGCCTCACAGGTCGAACTGGACAAGGCTCAGAGAGAGATTGACGAGCAGCGCCAGCAGGCTATCAACGAAGAGCGTAAGTGGGCACAGGGACAGCTAGCGTCAGCGCACCAATCGCAGGAGCAAAGACAGAAGAGTATGTCGACGGTGAGCGGCCTGGCGCAGCCGTCGGCTCTAGCCTTTGCTGCTGCGGCTGAGGCGCATCCTGATCAGACCAAGCGCATTGAACAGCTATCGCACTACTCTGCTGGTCTCGGCAGTATGTCGGATTTCAATCAACTTTCGATCGAGAATCGCGACCTGACTGGGCAGAACGCTGTCGCTGAGGCGCAGGCGCACAACAGAGACCTGGCAAAGCAGGCGGCAGAAAAAGCCAAGCAGGCACGCGAGAAGGCGCAAAAGGCCTTCGGCGACATGATTGAGATCATGGTTGTCGGGAATAAAGCTGAAATTGAACAGGCGCAGCGCGTCCTTTCAGAGGTAGAGGCGTATTGGGCCAGCCTTCAGCGTGGAAACGATGAGTTTGATCGCATGCGCCAAGAGGCGGACAGGGCTGCGACGCGGCTGTATATCGAAGGCGTGCAGAGCAAGATTCAGACACAGCGAGACGTGGTTCCGGCGGCACAAAAGCAGTTGCAGAGCGTAGAGCGTACTTCGTCCGGGCGCGTTGCAATGGGGCAAGAGAGCGAAGGCCAGCGTGTATCAGAAGTGCACAATGCCATTGTGGCAGAGGTCCACGAGAGCATCGCCGCGCTTTTGAAGGTGCTCGATCTGCTCACCTCTATCGGCAAGGGAGCATCAGCGGAGGCTGAAAAAGTTCGTGACGAGATCGTTGCGACCGAGCAGCAGGGGCTTGAGCAGCTCCAAGAGTTGCATGCGCAGTACTCGCGCCAAATACAAGAGAAGTGGCTCAATGCACTGTCTGGCGTCAATGGACAGGTTGCAGCTTGGGCCACCGGCAGCAAGACCAACTGGTCGGGCATGTTCCGTGGAGAGGCCTCTGGGTACGCTCAAAGTGCTTTGCGCACAGGAGAGCGCGCCATCCTCAATGGTCTCGGTGTTGGAGGAAAGGCAGATGGCAGCCAGTCGAATCCTTTCTATGTGAAGGATGCGGATGGAGCAAAGGGCAAGTCTGCAGTGAGCGGTTCTGCCGGGTCTGTTGCAGGCGGCCTGCTGGGTAAGCTCAATGACTCGAATTTTCTTGGCGGCCTTATGGGCGGCAAGCTGTTTGGCGCAGGGAGCTTCTTTGGAAAAATAGGCAGTTCTCTTGGTGGACTTGCGCTAGGCGGTGATGCGCTCATGTCTGGCGTCTATGACGTCGGCGAACAAGGCCCGGAGCGGGTGTATTTGCCTGCAGGGAGCCACGTGGCATCGCATCAGCCATCCAGTTCACAGACGACTTTGCATATCGACGCGCGCGGCACAGATCCTTCGCTGACACGCGCGAATTTCGAGCGTGCAATCGCAAACACGCATCGCCAGGCGGTGAGCGATGCGATGCATGCTCAGAGCGAGTATTCGCGGCGTGTGCCGCATTAGGGGGTAGTGTGGCACTAATTACGATTGCGCCTGTTGTGCTTCCTCATTGGCAGGGAGCCGGCACGGGCGTGCAGTTGCGTGTCTATTCCAATCAATCTTTCACGGCGCAGACTGGAACGCTGTACGTCGGCTCGCGTTGCCCTTTTGCGGTTCGCGCGAGTGGCGCTGGATTTTACGCTTCGTACAGTTGCGTGGTCTCCGAGGAGGGGCTGACGATTCCGCAGGTGCAGCTCGACTCTACGACGGATAGCCCTGATAACCCGGATGCAACGTATTCGGCCATGTTTTGGGATGTGCAAACCGGTCAGCTCATTCAGAGCTTTGGAACGTTCTCGGAATTTTCTATCGGGCCTGGTGTGGCAAACACGACATGGGCTGACATCTTTAAGCAGATGGCAGAAAACAGCAACGCTTAGTGCTTTGAGGGTATTGAAAAATGCGCATGTTTCGCATCTTCCTGTGCGTCGTTCTGATGCTTGTGCCTATTGCCTCGGTGGCGCAGAGTAAGACCATTGTGACCGCCTCTGGCTTGTCTGATGCGGCCGGCAACGTGCTGGTGTCTGCGCGCCTCTGCTTTGCGCCTGTGGATGCGAGTGGTAAGGCTTTAGGGTTTCGGGCAGCCGCGATGCAGGTTTTGGCTCGTCCAACGTGTC